CTTCACCCGGGCGTAGGCGATGCCGCCACCACGGACCAGATCGCTCATGCGGCGCGTGAGGCGGGCTACGATTCCGTCACGGTGCGCAATGTCCATGACAATCGCTGGGGCGAACGCCCGGGGCGCAACACGTCAGCGAGAACGATCGATTTCGTATTTGACACGAAAAACATCTCGCCGCTTGATAACGTGCCGACCCAACCGCCACGCGCCGAAGCGGCTGCGGAGCGGGTACGCCTATCCGATGCCGACCGTGCATTGCTTGCTGAGTTGGAAGACTTTCCGGGTAGCACTGCGCCTGACGGAGGCGGTGCTGGCGCGGGAAGCGTTACAATCCGAGACGAGACGACGCTCGCCCAGCGAGCGGCCAGAGAGCGTCACTACGGCTCGGAAAATATCTCGGTCAAAATCAATCACGACAGCGGATTGGGCGGCGCCGAGGTAACGTGGTTTGTGCGAAACGACCGCCCCCGTTTGGGCGGTGGCTCGTTGGCAGAGCGCGCTTACATAGAACGCGAGGGCATTGAGGCATCGCTTCAGGCTATCCGCCAAGATGCAGGCAATCGGCGCGGCGCTCGGTACTATGTGAAGGCCGCTGGCCCCGCCCTGGAGCGTCGCTATCAGCGACTCGCAGAAGAACTCGGCGCGGCAAGCGGGTTTCGTGTTCGTCCTGCCGATGGCGGTTTGATCATAGAGTACGTAGGCAGCCCCAACGGCGCCGACTCGACACGTCGAGGCTTTATTGGTGGCCTCGCCGGTCTCGGCGCCGCCAGTTTGCCTCGCGACGCCAGAGCACAAAGCGGACTCGCGGCAGAAGTGAGCGCGGAGTTTCCAGCGCTTGCACGAGCGATGGACGAGACGACGATTCGACAATCGCCCGCGTCAGATGGACGAATGATCGAGTTCTACCCGCGAGGCGAGCGCGATAGCTTCGACCCGACGCGCAACGCCATTGAAGTGTTTGGTGACCGTGCAACTCCATTAGACGTTGCCGGGGACATCGTTTCGCACCAACTGGCGCGCGGCGGTGATGCTCGTTTGACGCGCTACTACGACCAGTTTGAAGCGTCGATGACGCCAGAGCAGCGCGGCATGCTCCAAGAGCAATATCAATGGGCTCGCCAAAATGCAGGCGAGACGCGCTCATTTGACGAGTGGCGCGAAGTCAGCGGCCAACCGGCGTTCTTCCGTGGCTACGCCTTCCGCCAGTGGGAAAACCCAGAGCAAATCTACACGCCCGCACAGATGCGGATGTTCGATGAAATGATGGGCTACCTGCGAAGCCCAAATCAAGCACCGCCTAACGCAGGCAATGCCCTCCAGCGCGCTTTGCGTGACAGGATGGGCGAATGACAACCATCCCTATTACCGAGTTCGATCCGCGCAAACCGTTCCTTGTGGCAGGGCAAATGGCGCGGGATGCGTTTGTGCGCCTCAACGATTTGATTAAGCGCACAGGCGGCGAGCGTGGCGAAGCGTTTGGGCCATTGCCTGATTACACGGTGGCGACGCTTCCGAATGCCGCGAATAATGCGCGATGCCTAATCTATGTCACGAACGAAACTGGCGGCGCCACCGTAGCTTTCTCGACGGGAACAGAATGGAGGCGCGTCCAAGATCGTGCTATAGTTTCATGATGAAATCAGGGATTTACCGGATTAATTGTCTCGCCAACGGTAGGTGTTATGTTGGGTCGGCCACCGACATCGCAACGCGGTGGAGCGTGCACAAACACAAGCTAAACCGTCGAACCCATCATTCGGCGTACATGCAGCGAGCGTGGGTCAAGTATGGCTCCGATAAGTTTGAGTTTCTTGTGATCGAGCACGTTCCAGTCGAACATTTAATCGAACGAGAACAGCACTACTTAGACCTTTTGCTTCCTTTCGGAAGTAGAGGGTTCAATACTGCAAAGAAGGCTGGCAATACCTATGGCGTTAAGCGAACTACCGCCCAGCGTCAAAAGATATCAGCGAGAATAACCGGACGAAGGCTCTCACCAGAGCACGTCGAAAAGCTTCGTATGGCGCGCATTGGATACAAACACACAGCGCAAACGCTTCTCAAAATGAGCGTCGCACGGCTCGCAAACAATCATCAAGTTGGTCGCCCGCTGACGGAAAGACAAAAGGCTGCACTCTGGAAGAGTGGCGTAAACCATCCATGGAATGGCCGTGCCCATTCTGAAGAGTCAAAGCGTAAGAACGCCCTGAGCCACTCAAAGGGGCCATATGAGCAAGTTTCAGATGACGGCGCGATCATAGCGATATGGCCTACTGCTGAGGACGCCGCGCTCGCCCTTGGCTTGAAATGGTCAGACACGATTACGCCGCATATCTGGACGGCTGGAACGTCTGGTTCGCTTAATCTTTTAGGCGTATGGCCTTTGGGGGGCGACCAGATTGTCGCCTTGGGCGCACACAATAATTTCCTGTTCATCTTTGGGAAGAAGCAGATATTGATTTATTCAGGCGCTACTACTCCTTCAACCATGACCCTATCCGATTCAGTAACCAATATCGGATGTATCGCAAGGGATTCTGTACAAAGCACAGGGGATGACATTATTTTCCTGTCTTCTACAGGGGTTCGTTCGCTGATGCGGACTGTTCAGGAAAAGTCCGCCCCATTGAGAGAGATAAGCAGGAACGTCAGAGATGAGCTTAGGAACATCATTGATGGTGAAACGCTTTCATCCATAAAAGCGGTGTATTCCCCTATCGAAGCCTTTTACGCTGTCACATTCCCCACCGCAAGCAAGGTGTATTGTTTTGATACGCGCGCTCCCTTAGACGATGGGGCAAGTAGGGTAACGACATGGACGGGTATCCATCCTATGGCTTTTCTGGCGGCTTCCAATAGGAAACTTTATTTTGGGAAAGCCGGGTATGTAGCAACTTATTCCGGGAATTTGGATGATACAGCTACTTATCGCATGGCTTACTACACGACATGGGTAGATTTTGGCAATCCGATACAGAAATCTATTCTCAAGAAAATCATTTATACGTTGATTGGGGCAAAAAATCAGCCTGTAGTAGTTAAGTGGGCTTTTGACTACATCCAGAATTACCGTTCGCAAGTCGTTTCCATTTCTGGGGGACAAGCTACGGCGGAATACGGCATAGCAGAGTACGGCATAGCGCAATATACTGATGGGATTATTGTATCTTTGGTAAATAATAATGCTGGTGGGGTAGGCCGTGTTATCCAGTTTGGGCTGGAAGCAGAAATAAACGGCAATGCAGTTTCAATACAGAAGGTTGAAGCATTCACAAAAGACGGGAAGTTATAGGGAGTAAGCATGGCATACGTTAAAACAACCAATTTCGCTACCAAAGACGCGCTTTCTAGTGGCGACCCGTTAAAGATTGTCAAAGGAACTGAACTCAATACAGAGTTTGACAATATCTCCACGGCCAGTGCTTTGAATGCTCTCAAGGGCGCTAATTCAGACATCACCTCTCTATCTGGATTAACTACCCCATTATCTATTGCTCAAGGCGGGACAAGTGGAGCAACAGCAAATGCCGCAAGAACCGCATTAACTGCCGCTGCATCAGGAGCTAATGGAGACATTACCAGCATGACCGCCTTGACTGCGCCCACAGTAGCCGCCAACCCTGTTCGTGCTACTGACTTGCAAGCACAGACTGTGAAAGCTGCCACCACCGGCGGCACGGGGACGGCCTTCACATTCACACCGACCCCGGCCATTACCGCCTACGCTACCAATCAGGAATGGGATGTCTCGTTCAGTGCAGCTTGCGGTGCATCGCCGACATTCCAAGTCAGTGGTGTCGCCACACCGCCGAATCTGGTGAAGCAGAACGCTGACGGGACGTACTCGAACCTTAGCGCAGGTGCCTTCCCCAGCGGCTGGCAGAGCACGGTCAAGATGGTCAGCACCACACAGGCTTTGGTGCGCAGCTTGCCGCCGGGACTCATCACAGCATCTGGCCTGACTCAATCAACAGCGCGGTTGCTTGGGCGAACTACTGCTTCAACAGGGGCAGTAGAGGAAATCACCGTCACTGGCGGGCTAACTCTCTCAGCAGGAACGCTGACTGGTGGTGGCATACTAGGTACGCCGGTCGCATCCACCAGCGGAACGTCCATCGACTTTACCGGCATCCCATCCGGTACCAAGCAGATTATCATTACGTTCAACGGCGTCAGCACCAACGGGACGAGTCCTCTTTTATTGCAGATTGGGACTTCTGGCGGAATATCAAATACAGGCTATGTCTCCAATGCGGGGCAGATGGCAACGAGCAGTGTAACTACGGTTACAAGTACCGCAGGATTCATAGTAAACGGTTCTATGGTGGCGGCTAATACTGCAGCGGGGAGTACTGTATTAAATTTGGTTAATTCATCGACAAACGCATGGGTATCTTCAGGCGAAACCATAATAAATACAAGCAATGCTACCAACGCGCAAGCGGGGAATAAAACACTCTCCGCCGTACTCGACCGCGTGCGCGTCACAACGGTAAACGGCACGGACACTTTTGATGCTGGCGAAATCAACATTCAATATCAATAATCGAGGCTGCCATGAACAGAATTGAAGTCAATGTAGTAACGGGCGAGGCAAAAGAAATCCCCTTGACCGAAGAAGAAATCACCGATGGTGCCGAGCGAAAGTTGATTGAGGATAAAGCTACCCGCACGGCGCAGATCAAAGCTGCCCTTGCCGAGATTGACGCGAAAAGTATCCGCCCGCTACGCGATGGCGATACCGCTCGATTGTCTGACCTTGAGGCACAGGCCAATGCCTTGCGGAAAGAACTGGGGGCGCTATGAGGATTGTAGAGCAGCGTCATCTGAACGAGCCGTGGCTGCTCTGGAAGCTCGGCAACCTGACCGCGATTGACGATAGCTACATCAAGTCAGTTGGCATCGCGTTGCTATTCAAAGACCCAAAGTGGGACTTCAAGCCGCTGGTGACGGGCAATGACAGCCTGTTTTACAACGCGCTGCTGTTCCTTCGGCTGTCCCTTCCCTTCGGGCTGTTCTTCGGGTTCCGCTGGTCACCCGCTACCGATAAAAAAGCGTTATTCCAATGTGGCATCGGCTGGAAGCTCAATGGACGCCTGGCGGTGCTGTTCCGCATCCAGTCCGATGAATCGGCGGCGGCGGGGGAGACAGGCGCGAACACGGGACAGGCAACGGGCTTTAACTATGGCACACACTGAACATCTGACCGGCTGGCGGCTGGTGCTGGCGTGGATAGCCCTCGCTTGGGCTACCTGCGCCGCGTGGTGGGTAATTATCATGTACGTCTGCCTGCCTGCGATACAGGCCATTGGCGGGCTTTTCAGAATGGCGGCGATACGATGAGAAGCAACTGCCTGATTTTTGCCGTCTGGCGCACGATACGCAAGGGCGGCGTGCTGATATTGCAACGCTCTCATGCGGGGCCGTATCTGCATGCGATGTGGGCGGAGCAACTCCCCAGTAATCTCGAAGTCGAACATTTTTCACCCGCAGATAAATCAGGAGGACTTCACTTGGAACCGTTATTCATTGGCGATGTCGCCTATCAAGTTGGCAGGCAGCATTCAATGCCCCCGAAGGAAAGGGGAGGCATCAGCCCGGTGTTTCTTTTCTTCTGGTTTATCCAGTTGCTGGGATGGGCAACACTGGTCGCCATCCTGCTATTCCCTGTCTATTCCTATGCGGGTGACATGCGGGTTTGCGAGGTACGGCAGACCAGGGGCTCCGCCGCGAAAGCCGCATTCAGGAAAATTCACCCATGCCCTTCGACAGGGGTAAAAACAGGCGCGTGCCCCGGCTGGCAGGTGGATCACGTCATCCCGCTGGCCAGTTGCGGTTGCGACATTGTGGAAAACATGCAGTGGCTGAAAAACGAAATCAAGACCTGCGCCGGAACCTTATGCAAAGACCGCTGGGAGCGCAAGGTCAACGCTTGTCCGCCTGTTTTTAACCCACCGAAAGACTCCTGATATGTCCGAGCCAGCACAAACCACCATCACCGGCGTCATTCCCGCCGCTGCTGCCACTGCTACCGGTGTTTTCTTGGGCATGTATCCCGATGCGATGATCATCGGCTTCGTGGCCGGGCTGGTAGCGCTCCTGCATGTCCCGCCCGATGCAGATCAACGAACGCCGCTGCGCATCTTCGCGCTGGTCGCAGGCAGTGCGTTTCTTGCGGGGATTTTCTCCCCGATTGCGTCGGCCGTGATGGTGGCGTATTTCGAGTGGGCCAAGTCGATTAACGAAGGCTCGTTACGCTTCGCCGTCGCCACCTGCATCGGTGGTGGTGTGCATCTACCCTGGGTGCGCCAGTGGTTCGCGAGGAGGTTGGATAAATGACAGACTGGATACTTTCAGCGGCTGCGATCGGCATGGCCGCTGTCATCATGGTGCGCGCCGTGTGTGTTCTGTACCACGCTCACCACAAGACACACTCGCGCAGCAAACTTCATTTCGCAGGCTTTGGCTATAGTTACGTGGCCTTTGGGGCCGCCGCTGCTAATGCTCTGGCCTATCTGCTGACAGACCAACTGGCTTACGGCAAAACGGCCATCTGGTTATTTTTGGCGGCCAGTTCCGGCATGATTTTGTTTGACCGCAGGAGCAGAAAGTAATGGCTAGTCGAGACCTTAAAGGCTTGCTCCCTGTAGTCGAGGGTAAAGCAAGGGTATTTTTGGCAGAGTGCAAGAAGGCCGGAATTGATGTGCTGATTTACTGCACCTATCGCTCGCCCAAAGAGCAAGACGAATTGTACGCAATCGGTCGCACCCTCCCCGGTAAAAAAGTAACCAATGCCAAAGGGGGCGAGAGCTGGCACAACTACCATGCGGCTTTTGACTTCGTGCCGTTGCTTAACGGAAAGCCGCAGTGGGGCGATGCGAAGCTCTACGAAAGGTGTGGAATCATTGCAGAAAACTGCGGTTTTGAGTGGGCAGGACGTTGGGTAAAATTCAAGGAAACCGCGCATTGCCAGTATCGCGGCGGATTAACATTGGCGCAAGCCAGCTCTGGCGAAACCATTATTTAAGGAGATTCACATGGATACAAAAAGCGCGCTAACGTCAGTCACTATCTGGGGTGCTGTCATCTCCATTCTCGCCTCAGTTGCCAAGGCTGCCGGGTTGGATATTGGCAACACCGATGGGCTGGCTGAGTCTGTAGTTGCCGTTCTTGGTGGGGTGATGGCAATTTACGGTCGGTTTCGGGCAACGACTAAAATCGGCTAATCATGTTCAACCCGTGGGCATTACTTTTACTGTTGCTGGCCTTTGTCGGGAACGGGTTCTATTGGAATGCTCGCGGGTCAAACGTGGAGCATGCTCGGATGATGGCCAAGTTAAAAAGCCAACAAGTGGAGGCACTACAAAATGCACGCGACATTAACGCGCAGTGGCAATCAAAGGTTGACACAGAAACAAAACTGCAAAAAGCCAAGCTTGATGATGTTCAGCGCCATCTTGATACTGTCATTGTCAGCCTGCGCAACCGCCCCTCCCGCCCAGATAGTCTGCCCACAACGCCCAGACCTGCCTGTCAGGGTGCAAACGGGGCTGAGTTGGCAAGAGAGCATGGAGAGTTTCTTGCAGGGTACGCTGCCATCGCTGCCAGACAAGATGCCGCCTTATCAGCCTGTTACGCAACCCTAGACGGAACACGTTAATGGATATTTTTGACAAAGCCAGCGATAGAGAGCAACAAGACCGGGATTTATCAATCGCTAATGCTAGAAAAGTAAAAACGAAACTTACCCCCGTGGGGTTTTGTCATTATTGCTCTGACCCTGTTGGCCCAGTTAAGTTGTTTTGCGATTCCAGTTGTACCGAGTATTGGCAAGAAGAAGAAAATGCGCGGATCAGGAATATGAGAAGATAACGAATTACTAGTTTCCATTTATAGGCATATCTGTGCTGTATCACCATCGCCGACTTTCTTCTGTGCTTTACGATACTTCGCTAGCCACTTCACAACATCATCTCGAATCAATTCATCGGCAAGTGGCAAGTATGAATAGTTTCGCCCCTGAACCCTGCATCCTCCATAGTGTCTAGCAATACTGAATTGACTTCGGCTTACACCGGCGATAAGAAATGGCGTGTCCCGGTCTAGTTTAGAGAGTTGCAGCGCGTCAATTTCAGCTTTAGATATTGTCATGTATCTTTCTCCTTTTCGTGGCATTCAGCGCCAGTTGTTGCATATTTTGCAACTACTTAATTTCGGATTTTGTTAATTAAGGCTTCGTGTCATCCGATTTTTTAATATCGGAACGATAGTCATATTCTTCGCAGTAGTGCCTGCTCTTGGAATAATAAACAGTTACTGTCACTTTTGCTCCCAGGTTTCTTGCAAGCCACTTTGTCCAAGAGCGAACCATCTCTCGTATTGAAGACGCAGGCATGGATAAGTACATCACTATGCTAACCCCCATATTCCATAACATTCCACTCTTTTCGTCGGCTCAAACGGAACGTCCATCCGCTTAACTTGAGCTTTCTTCTTCCGCTCGACCATTACGCGGATAGATGCTTTGTGCGCGGCGGCTCTTTTGGCGATTCTCTCTGGCATTTCAGCATCATCCTTGTTTCCCGCTGCGTAATAGCAGACGTAACCATTCTCTACAATTTCATACTGGTATGCATAGACTTCGTGGTCCGCTCTCATCTCAGAAATGAGCTTGCGGATTTGCCGTTTATTGATCCCTGTCCGTTCTTCCAGCATGGTGACAGTACGGGGTTCTATTTTCAGGACGGCTAGGATTCTATCTCGTTGTTTTGGGCTTTTAGCCTTTGTCATGTTCATCTCTCCTTTTTCAAAAGTCGGCGCTGGCAGTACGGCGACCCCCAACCCGGCGTCCAACACGGACTCGCCCGAAAAGCCGGGCGAGCCGGTTAACTTTGCGTTATGCGTCAGTTTCTGCGCGGCTTTGTATGCTGCCCGCGCCTCTTCAATCGTGCGAGTCTTGGCTGTGTGATAGTTCCAACCAACCTCCCGGCTAATCGCTTCGTACAGTTCGCGCCGTCCCATGCGCCCGCTCTGCCAAATCGGGTCAATCAGTGCGTGCAGGTGCTTGCGGGCTTCCTTCAACTCCGGCGTAGGAATGCACCCAAGCGGGGCAGTCCGGTTCTTTGTCTTATGGTGGCATCCAACGAAGTTGCTGCAGGCATCACAACGCCAGAACGGCAGGCTCCGCAGGTCATCGCGGTGCGGGTAAATCTCTCGCCCGTCAGTCAGCCGAGCATCCACGTCGCAGCCACAGCCACAGCACCAAATACGCATAACATTGCGGTCAAGCGGACGTGCCGCCATCGTCGCTTCGCTCCTAGTCGTCACTCCGCTTACCTCCAGCGTTGGGCGTCTCAGGCCAATCCTTGCGCCGTGTCCGCATTTCCAAATCACCGCCGCAGTGTTTGCATAGACCGTGCTTCGTGGCGCAGTCCATGCACAGCACGTCGGTTGCCGTACTCCCGTACATCTCTTCGCTGCCGCAACTCATGCACGGGCGCGTCGTCATCGCTGCGCCGCCAATCCTCGAGGCGTAGAAACACGCTTTACATTCGTGGCGCTTCAGCCGTTCGTTTTTCCTGGCATCGTTGGTTACTTCTTCCGCGAGGTCGCACCAATCCTTTACCCGCGCTTTCGCTCGCTCTGTTGCGCCAATCATGTTTCCATTGTTCATCACTATCGGTCGCTGCTGCATTTTCATCTCTCCGTAGTTACCAGCCGCCCAACCCGTCGGTCAACACGGACGCGGCTACGCCGCGCCGGTTACCTTTGCGTTGGCAGGCAAAAGCATGTCGCCCTGCACCGCCGTATCGCCAGCGCCGACTTTCGCATCCTCGAACAGCCGGGGCTGTGCGTAGGCTTGCTCTATTCGGCGGCAGGCTATGTCAAACGGTTCGCGCTCAATCTCGCATCCAATGAAGCGGCGCCCCGCGTTCACGCAAGAAACGCCAGTCGTCCCGGCTCCCATGTGCGTATCCAAAACCGATTGGCCGGGGCGCGAGTAGTGGGCTACCAGCGCGTCCATCAACAGCGTGGGCTTGCCGCCCATTCTGGCTTTGTCGTTCCAGCCAGGGCCGGCAACGTAGCCGCCAGGCAAAGTGCCCCACTTGTTCTGTGCCTTGGTGCGCGCCACCACGATCCAGTCCGTCCAACTGCTAGGGCCGTCGCCACTCAGGCGCACGCTGCGTCCCGGTTGGTAAAACGGCAGCGGCGCAAATGCAGTGCGCCCAAGCATCTCCAGCGCGTTGCGCACATGCAGCGCCAAGTCGCTGTCCGTCATCCACACCACCCAGCCCGCGCACACCTTGTCGTACTGCGCCGCAAACCACGTCACGTCTTCAAGCGTCAGCGCCTTGTAGCCAAGAGCCAATCGTGTTGCGCCGTCACGGGCATCTTTCGCGGTGCTGTCGTGGCCGCTGTGGCACCGTTCGCTGTAGGGTGGGTCGGTTATCACGGCGTCAACCTTTGGCAGCGTCGGCAGTATCTCCCGGCAGTCGCCGTGCCACAGTTCGCAATTCCCGATTGTCACTTTCTCAGCCATCATCACTCCTATTTAAGTTTTGCCTGCTAACCCGTCGGTCAACACGGACGCGCCAAAAGCGGCGCGCCGGTTACCTTTGCGTTAGCCGCCTCGGGCAACCTCATGGCGCGGCGCTCGTTCATCTGTTCTGCTTTGTCGGCGCGGAGGTCGTACACTTCCATCACGCGCTGCATTTCGCCGGGGTTCTTGTACCGCTGCAAGCACTCGTCGTCCGTGGTCGTGAAAACCGGATAGTCGTCGTAGTCGAATGAGTCGCAAACAACAATCATGTGCCGCGCCTTCTGCGCCACTCCACGATCAAACCACCCCTCTATGTCCTGTCTCGTTGCTGCCATGTTCATCTCCTTGAAAGTCGGTGCTGGTAGTACGGCGGCTAACCCGTCGCTCAAGCAGGACCGCTGCGCGGCCCCTTAGCTTGGTCGTTAGCCGTCACGATTGATCGTCCCGACGATGCGCAGCCCACATGCAAGCGGCTCACATTTCAGCGGTTGCACGCTGCAAGAGACCGTTTCGCCGTCAAGCAGTTTTACTACTTTGTTTTGTCCAAAGTCACGGGTAACGCCTTCGCTGAAAAACCAGTTGTCGTCGCTTCCGTACACGACGGCTAACCCTGCGGTTAAGTCGGACAGGCCGCCTTCCAGCATGGAGACAGTACGCGGGGATATTTCGAGGATGGACAGGATTCTGTCTTGTTGGGTTAGTTCCATTTATTCATCCTCCAGTTTTCGTTCATCATTCCAATGGTCAGCATCTTCTGCTTTGGCATCTTCTTCCTCTTCGGAATCATAGGCGATGCCCCAACCTTTGCAGGTATAGCAGCGTGAGCCGTCGACTTGTCCTTCGCCTGTTCCGTTACAGGCTGGGCAGTATTTGTCTTTGCTCATACGTCCCCCGCTTCAATTTCAGCAGTGAGTTGCCTACGAATCCAGTCCATGCAGTCCAGCTTCAGGTAAGCGAGATTCACCACCCTGTCGCCATGCCCCATCAACAGGTCGGCCATATAGTCACGGGCAGACTTGTTTCCTTTCAGCACAGCCTGTACCGCCGCGACAACACAATCGGGATCAAGCATCTGGTCGACAACAAGCTCTTCAATTTGTGATTCTTTGACCGCAGCGAATTGATCGACGGCCAGCTGTTCTTCCGGTGTGAGTTGTTCAAACATTTTCAATCTCCTTTTGCGGTTCAAATTGAGCGATGGCCCGTTTAACGGCCTCCAGTAACTCTTGCCTTTCAGCTTCGATACAGCGCCAGCAGCGGCAGCTTGAAACGGTTTGAATGGGGGTTATTGCGTTCATGGCAGCCACATCAGAAAGGCAAATCCGACTCGAAATCATCAATCACACCTTTTGGAGCCGGTGCAGAGTTACGCTCTACAGGTCTTTGCGGTGCTTCTGCTTTCTCCTGCTTTCCAAGCAACGTCAAATCATTCACCCGTACCTCTAGGGATGATTGCTTGTTCCCTTCCTTGTTGGTGAATTCCTTCAACTCAACCTCGCCAGTGATCCCAACAAGCTGTCCCTTGGTTAGATACTGGGCTACTGCCTCGCCTCTATCGCCCCATAGTGAGCACCTTGCCCATGTGGTTGCTGCCTTATCCCCATAGCCTGATTTAACCGCTACAGTGAATTGCACAACGGCTTTCCCTTGTGCTGTGTGACGGGTTTCGGCGTCTTTTCCAAGGTTGCCTGTGAATGCCCAATTATTCATACTATTCTCCAGTTCGTTAAAGTCGGTAATGGCTATGTTAAACAGCCTTCTTTCTTTCTGCTTCTATCCGCGTGATAATTCCCCGCTGCTTGCTGTCAAACAGGCACCATATCGCCGTGTTTTCGTCCGAATCCAGTGTTGCTTTTGTTTTCAGGTAAGCGTTAACCATGGCCTCGTCAGATTCACAACTCAGAATATCCGTCACTAGGTCGCGCAGGAATTGCTGTGATTCTTCCGACATGGCATCATAAGCGGCTTGCGCTACCTTAACGGTAGAGTCCATTTCTGGCGGCAACTGGCGCTTACGTTTAGCCATTATCTCGTCATATCCTGCTGGTGTTGCCCATTTAGGCAATGCTGGCGGTAATCCTTTAATCTTGTACGACTTCCCTGCTGGGGCTATATCCACCCACACATTCGGCAGGCTGTAGAGGTATTGGCCAATACGAAACAAAACGGCTGCGCGCTTGAAAGCGTCCGAGATTGCGCCCTTTTCAGCCTCAATATCCGAATCCCCAGCCCCCCCCGCCCTCCATATCCATTCGCCTTCAATCTTGACACCGATTTCACAGATGGTTTTTGTGTCTGCATGGGTATAACGGCACTGCCAATCCAAACCAAAGATAGCATCCAGCCGGTGCATAACATCCCGTGCATCGATATAAGCCAACGCAATGCCGGAGGTCTTTTCTCCATTGGTAGCACCAATCCGCCATGAGATTTGCTTCTGCTCAAACGGGCGGCCAAGCGCGTGCATTATTTCACTCCTGTCCATCGTCTATCTCTCCATTTTCAATCGCGGCCTGCATCACTTCCTTCCGCCTTTCTGCATTCCGTTCAGCAAGAAAGATAAGGTACTCTTTCTGCGCCTCTTCATCCTCCAGCCATTCCTGCTCGGCTGTCACTGTGGTATGAAACTCGATTTCGTCCATTACAGACTCCTTAATTGCTGTTCCGCAAACTTGGTTACTTTCACAGAATCAATGCCATCCCAATCAACCCGTTTGCGGCTACCCTCAAGATAACCAGTCAGCAACTTAGTCCTAGGTATCCCACGTAATTGTGAATAGCTCCCTAGCGTCCGCAGAAACTTGAGTTCCTCGGAGGTTTGTTCAGTCATTTTCACTTTACCCTCGCTTTCAATGGGAACACAGTCATAGATTGAACCTTTTGCGCTTTCAACTCTGTCTCTGCCATCTGCTTTCTTACCCGCGCAAATGTCTTTGAAACATCCGTCAGGCAGCTCGGCGTGTATTTGAAGTCCATGTTGATTTTGTCAGTGTGTTTCATTCTTCCATCTCCTTTCTGTCTTAGTTCAACCACACAGCCCGAATTATAAACATATCGTTATTGTCTGTCAACCCATTTCTGAAAAAATAGTTGACGTGAGTGATAACATCCTGTAATATGCGAACTATGGAGGTTTCAAAATGACGGATGTGGAATTGATTGAGCACTATGGTGGCGCATCAAACCTTGCCAAGCTCTTGGGCTTCAAGGGACAGGGAGGGGCTATGCGTGTGCAGAACTGGAAGACTCGTGGCATACCGGCGAGAATCAAGGTTAAGCACCCTGAACTGTTTATGAGGAAATTCAAAAAGTAGTTGACAGACAGGAATAGATGGATAGAATTATCAACACAACGCCGTGGAAGGCGTTAACGCGGGGTGACACATATCTTTAGATGAGCCATCCCACCTGAAAACCGGCTGCAATAGCCGATCCCGCGCAGGCTTCCACCTCGGGGATGGCTCTTCTAAGGATATTTGTCATGGCACGCATACCAATAAAGAAATCACTTAGGTTCAACGTATTCAAGCGGGATGAGTTCGCTTGCCAGTATTGTGGGGCAACTCCACCTAACGCGGTTCTGGAAGTTGACCACATTCACCCCGTATCACAGGGGGGCAAGAATGTAATTGACAACCTGATTACCGCTTGCTTTGACTGTAATCGTGGGAAAGGGGCTAGATTGCTTAGTTCGCTACCTGAATCTATTACTGATAAAGCTGCGTTAATAGCCGAAAAGCTTGAGCAAATAAAAGCATTCGATCGACTGATTAAATCCAAGCGCAGGCACGAAGAAAAGAACATAGATGAAGTGCAAGATGCATTTCAAATGTATTTTGAAGGGTATGTTTTTAGTTCTAAATTCCGTGAGTCTGTGCGCCTATTCCTTCAAAATTTATCAGCCAATACTCTTGTTAATTACATGCACTTAGCCTGTACGCGCATTCCACGCAGGGGTAGTGCTATTAAATATTTTTGCGGTATATGCTGGAGAACGATTAAAGAGGCGTCAAAATGAGCATTAAGGTGATGTCTCTTATTTGGGAAAACTTTACTGTTGGTGGTTCGGAAAAACTTACCATGCTTGCTATGGCTGATTGGTGCAACGATGATGGAGGAAGCCTGTATCCTTCAATCTCTGCCATCGCAAAAAAAATAAACGTCAGTGAATCGCAAGCGAGGCGCATCGTTCATAAGTTAATTGACGATGGTTATTTATCGGTGATTGGGAATCACGCTGGCGGAGACCCAGGCCAATCTCGTCAGTACAAAATGAACATAAAGATGCTGGCTACCCCTAGCGCCAATGCTACCCCTAGCGCCAATGCTACCCCTAGCATAGGTGCGCAACTACCCCTAGCACCCATGCGCGCTACCCCTAGCACCCATGCCAGCCTATCCACCAATGAACCATTATGTGAACCACCAATTATATTGTCGGATAAATCCGACGGTGTTCGTCTTGCAAACGGAAAGCAGAAGTTCAAAGACGACGCCATTCAAGTTTTGGAATTCCTCAATCTGAAGACTGGCAAGCATTACAGACCCCTAAAAGCGAATTTGGATTTAATCGCATCAAGGCTTGCAGAAGGCGCACAGGTATCAGATTGTCGGGGAATCATTGTCAGACAGGCTAGAAAATGGATGGGGACAGACCAAGAGATGTATCTTCGCCCCGCTACCCTTTTTAACGCGACAAAATTTGCCCAATACTCAGGAGAAATTAGCCATGATTGAATGTCCTGACTGCCAAACCGTTTTTAAGGGGGTTAAATGCCACAACTGCGGCTACATCCCAAAATCTAATACTCCTGTAAATCAAGTGGAATACCGAGAGAGGATGAGGAAAGAGGCTGAATTAACCCAGCAAGCTAGAGACTGGTTGAATCATCATCGAATAACCACGCCAGAAATGAGCAAACCGGAACGAATGAAAGCATGCGCTGCTTACCGTGGGAAGATTAAAACAACCCTGCGTACCGCAGACAGTTCCCCGAAGGCCTGGGCGCACAGTCTCAAGTCTGATTACCTGGATGGGGTGCATTTGCTCACCGTGCAGATTGCAAACGCTTCAGAGGCTTTAGGTGAGATTTGGAAAGGCGGACAATGTATGCCAAGGGTGACAGCATGAAAACCTGCCCCACATCACCGCCCCCCATGTATGTACTCACAAGATGTAAAAGTAAGATTGGCTATGATAGGCACAAAATGGCTCATTTTGGAACTGAACATAAAACACTTTGCGGAAAGGTTGTTGACGATATGTGGTGGATAGAACCAAGCCGGGTGTTGGTATCTTGCCCAAAGTGCAAAGCGAAAATGGACGCATGGCCAGGAAAGGAACCAGCATCCGTCTGGTATTCGGAGAGCAACCACTACACCGAGGAATACGACGCTCGTCAGGTAAAAGAGCAAGAGAAATGAAATCCTGCACCTGCGGCGGCGACCTGCTACGCCATGACATCTACCGCTACAAGCGCATCCCCTTCGTGCGTATCCGCTACATCTGCCAAGACTGCCGGGGAACGATAGGGATGATTGAGGAAGTCAGTGCGCTATCCGGCGCAGGAAAAATCAGGTTCCACGCGGCAGGCAGGGCGAGAATCCGCGATGCAAGGTTTTCTTAAATTTGAGGTGCCTAATGGACGATAACGAAGACTTAGTTAGGGCGAGATTCGCCGCATGGTGGGAGGCTACCGGCGGAGGGACAAAGTATCTACGCGCAATTTCACAGCGGGCATGGATATGCTGTTCTCGGCTTGAACGCAAAGCCCGCCTTGACGCCTATAGGGGAACTGCCGAAACTGCCGAAAAAGCCGAGGGTTCGTGCCGGCAAACAGATAGGAGAAAAGCATGAGAAAACCAAGTGAATTGATGAGCAAGAACTACTTCGGCCCGTCGAAGGTCATTCCGCTCGGCCAGATTCGGAACGAAGATGGGTTCCGGTTCATCGGCATCGACAAGGACGGTGGGGAGCATTGGTGCATCGTGCGCAAGGGCGACAGCAACAGCTACTACATGGGCAGCAACACGATCACGTTTCAGGAGTTGATCGGGTGGGTGCCGGACACCGAGACCCCCAACGTAGAGCTAACCGGCGCTGCGCGCTACGAAATGGAGTGAGAGTGATGACGACTGAGAAAGCACAAGATTCAGCAGAGCCTATAAGCGCAGCGTCCGAGTTAAGCGCCGGGTTAGGTCGCTGCGGAACATGCAAAAATTTCACTAGATATACCGAACCAATTAACATTAGGCATTATGGAGCACATGCTGGCACATGCGACAGCACAAAGTTCAGTTACCACGACGAAGGGAGGATGATGTCTGTCGACGGTTTGGAATATTGGGAGGACGAATACTTTGCAAAAGGCTTCTCAGTCGGCGACCAATTTGGGTGCATTCATTGGGAATGTTCTACATCTCCCCAAGGGAATAATCAAGAATGAAAACCTGCCACTGCGGTGGCGACCTACTTCGCCATGATATTTACCGTTATAAGCGCATCCCCTTCGTGCGTATCCGCTACATATGCCAAGATTGCCGGGCAACGATAGGGATGCTTGAGGAGGTTAGTGCAGTGTCGGGGAAAGGGAAGATAAGATTCCATACAGAGGGACGGGCAAGGATACTGGATGCGAGGTTTAATCATGGCTGAGAAAGTGATAATCGGGAATTGTGAGCTTTGGCATGGGGATTGCCGGGAGATATTGCCTCTGGTGGCAGCCGATGCGCTATGTACAGACCCGCCGTATGGGGTGATGTTGGGAGAAGTAGTGAACGGGCAAGCACCGGGCAAGGGGCAACAACCATACACAATGTTCAGTGACACGCCAGAATACATTAAGGATGTAGTTATCCCTAGTGTTATCCTTGCTCTCCAGCGATGTAATCGCGGAATAATAACGCCAGGAAACAGAAACGCATTCATGTACCCGCCGCCCGATGATATGGGAGTTTGGTATAACCCTGCTGGATCGGGTCGCGGAAGGTGGGGGTTTATTTTGGCCCATATGATTCTCTACTACGGGAAAGACCCAAGGGCAGGACGAAATGCTACAGCATCATCGGCATGGGCTTTGAATGATGCTGTGGGCGCAATCAAGAACAAGCTGCACCCTTGCCCAAAGCCAGAAAAGTTTACTGCATGGATGGTTGACAAAGTAAGCGTAGACGGAGAAACGATTTTAGACCCATTCATGGGGAGCGGAACCTGTGGAGTTGCATGTGTAGCAACTGGGAGAAACTTTGTTGGGATTGAGCTTGAGGAGCGCTACTTCCAGGTTGCCTGCCGCCGAATAGAGCAAGCCTACGCACAGCTACGCCTATTCGATGAAAAACTCGGCAATGGTGATACGGCGGAACAGGCTAATATATTTTAGCCTTCACCAATAAAACTGTTGACAACATAAATTGAAAGGATTAAATTACGTTCTAGCCAATGTGTGCGCAATGGCGATGAAGCTCCAATCTCATCAGGCTTTCTTCCAACAGGAAACGATGCGCACACATCGGGAAGGCTTGAGTAGATTGGGGCTTTTTGCATTTTTAACAGCAATTCATTCATTGGGGAATAAAATGAAATATACCGATAGTGAGGATATAGAGAAGTTCCGCATCACAATTACAGTACCAAAAAAATGCCCTCGCGGGACGGCTGTTTTGTTTGCGCTTTCTGAGGTATTAAAAGACATTCCGTCAATAGCAATGATGGAGCAGGGGGAAAGGTATCTAGCGAATTCCTTGATGGATCAGGGTGACGTTTGGATAAGCGGTGCTTGGCTTAAGGTTGCCAAGAAAAATGATTAAGGTAGTATCTTGTAACGATACACAGACAGGATTTGACATCCTCCCCGGCCTGAAGGCCGAGGTTCCTCGCGGAGAAAATGATGGCTAAAGGGGAGTATCAACCCTGTGGCTTGTCCTATGGGGAATCTAAACCAGAAAGGATTTTGATATGGAAGATATTGGTATGGGCGAACGCTGCGAGAACTGTAAGTTTTGGAGCGTAGGCGAAGATAACGAGGAAGGGAGTGTGGATGGGGGCTGCTACAGATACCCACCAAAGCAATTATCGTTTGATATTCCTTACGCAGACATTGGTGGAGATCATTACGGATGGCCGGTGACTACTGGATATAGCTGGTGCGGAGAGTTTGTCATGCGCACAAACGTTGAACTTAAAATTTCCGAGCAACACAACCATCAATCTATAGATGAATGATTCAAGTGAACAAAGAAAACAGTGTGAAATTAGATGGTTCCTGCGCCATGCTGCTGAACGCGAAGGAAATGGTGCAGCGTACCTGCTCTGTTGGCAGAGCACAGGGGACAACCTGCCGCCGATGCGTTTAGGGCGGAAGCAATGGATCAATGGGGAAAAGGGAACAGGGGAAAGCGGGGAGAGTGGAATTGACTGATAAGCGCATATTCCGCCTAGTCCATGCCCAAGCCAGAGAATTGGCTTCAGAATGCGTTAAAACAGCCCCAGAAGGCTATATCGTCACGATACAGGAACCAACACGCACCCTTGACCAAAACGCCGCGCTATGGCCTGTTTTACAAGAGATTAGCAAGCAGGTTAATTGGCATGGCAATAAACTGACAGCCGAAGAGTGGAAAGATGTTTTCTCGGCGGCACTGAAAAAGCAGAAAGTGGTTCCTGGGCTTGATGGCGGTTTCGTTGTCTGTGGGCAGCGGACAAGCCTGCTGGGTAAAAAAGAATTCTCTGACTTGATCGAATTGATCTATGCGTTTGGCGCGGAGCAGGGTGTGAAGTGGTCTGATATTCCGTTTATGGAGTTCGCTTAAATTATTTTTACATGAAAGGGGAATGTGATGAGTGTTGATGATACGTTGGAATGGGTACGTAATAACTGCAATCAAGAAGCATTTGAGATGTTGCCATCTCATGTGGCATTGGTTGTCTTAGCGGATGAAGTGCGTAGGCTACGGGTGGAACTTGAATCCGCCCAGAAGTCTGTGCATAAATGGGTATCTTATGCCTCCAGAACTCTTAATAAAAGTCATCATTTAGAGCGGCAATGGAAGGGGCAGGTTGAGTTTTTGTGGATCGCTGGATCAGACGGTAAGACTGGCCATTGGTATAGCCCGGAATCTGTGCACAATGCTATTTCAATGGAGCGTGAATCCTGTGCACAGATAGCGGAGCTTGTCAGCGGGGAAACAAAAAGTGAAGTAGCGGAGGCAATCAGAATGAGGACTGTGGGGGATTAAGTGAGCCAATGCGCTATTTTCAGTGTTGAGTTTGAAAAATGGTCGGATGTTCATCATGTTTAGGATGCGCCTGAAACTACCTAATCTTCCCCAATTCGTCCTTAACGTGCCAGAGAAAGACGACTACACGGTATTCGGACTACTAGCCATGACCATCGCCCATATTGAAGGACATCCTGACCCGCGTAAAATGGCTATAACCACGATGGATGCTTGCAAACAGCAGGACATTTTGCGGGACAAAAAAGCAGGAAAATGAGCAAATGCGCTATTTGCCGGGCAGAGTTTGAGCGCAAATCTATGTCCACAAAGACCTGTGGTGACCCTATCTGCAAAGCCGAATTAAAACGGCAGAAAGAACGAAAGAAAGCAGAAAGAGAAGCAACCCGCGCCAGGAAAGAGAAAATTAAAAGTAGAAATGACTGGCTAAACGAGGTTCAAAAGGTCTTTAACGCCTACATCCGGGCAAGGGACGGGAATATCTGCATCAGTTGTGGAACTCAATCCCCTAATATCCAATACTGTGCAGGCCACTACAGGTCAAGAGGTGCAGCGCCCCAGCATCGGTTTAATGAGCTGAATGTTCACTCTCAATGTAACCATAGATGCAACATGAGGCTGTCAGGGAATATTGTTAATTATCGACCGGCATTGATAGCCAAAATCGGACTGGCAGCAGTGGAAGCACTCGAAAACGATAATCAGACGAGATATTACACAATTCAGGAGTTGATCGAACTGAAAGCCCTTTATCGGTCAAAATTAGGCGCGATGATATGATTGGCGCCCGGCTCACTGTTTTCTGGCTTCACGCAGCCCGCTAAAAAAACCGATAACCAACAGGGCTATTATCGGCAATGCCAAGACAGGGTAAGCAACAGCCAAGACAAATATCAAGGCTAAAAATACCAGACATATGATGATAATGGCCGATATTATCAGAATTGCTATTTCCTTTTTAATATCTGGTGACCTAACCAATAATATGACGGCTATGAGGCATAGTGCAGTAGCCATAGTCATAACCCAGCCCTTTCCGCGTTAGCCAATACCCTGGCTAGTGTGAGAATTCCAGATGGTATGTTGTGGCGCTCTGCATATCGTTTGGCCGCATACGCGCCCCAAATATGCCAATGGCGGGCAGCACGGGCAGCATGCAGGGATATTGGGTTGAGTTCAATGTTGATATACATAGTCGGCCTCCATTTTGATTGAAAAATCTTCATCTTCCAGGTAGTGAATATCCCCTGCATCCATAAGCAAGGGGAGATCAAGGGATAAGGTTTCGTCGTCGAGTGTGTCTAGGATGGAATTTTTCCCATGTAATTTGTAGCTTTTCCTGTTTGAGTTTGCAAGTTTTATCAGTGTTTTCATTTTAAGTTTTCCTTTAGATTAGATGAGCCTTACCCTAATAGGGTTTTGACCAGATAACCGGCGATGACACCGGCAACAAACGCATATATGGCGATGGTAATAAAAATGAGTTCTAGCTCTATCTTCATTTCGTTATACCTTCCATCTAAGGTTAGAAAAGTGCCGCATCCTGAACCCGGACAAGTAGCCTAATAAATAGGCAAGGTTCAGGCGGGCAGGCGGTGAATTGTGGATGGCTGCGATAAATCCGTCGATTCTCATGGTTATCTGCCTTCAGTTTTCAAAAGTGAAACGTCGTAGTCGTCCGCTAAACTATCCGCGCCAAACCGATAAATGGCTGCTTTCTTTTGTTTAACAAACTTCGCCCAGGCGCTAGGCAAACTATTGGCCGTAATATTCTTTGACCATGAATCAACGGCAAGAGCTTGCAGCAAGTCCGGGGCGAGAAGGCGCACGGTATAAGTTTTGATTAGCATGATTCAACCTTTGATTCACGGAAGCAGAAAACGTATCCGTTAGGCGCATTGCCGTGGCACATATCGCTAATTACCCAATCCAATTTATTCTTTTCAACGAGGGCTTTAACGGCCTCAAAGTGGCACGCTGCGCTAGATAATTCATAAGGATATGCGATGGTGCAAGAATGCCCGGAAAGGGTGTACGCCTTGATGCGCGCGCCTTTTGTGTTTGTCGGGCCTAGATACTTCGTATAGATGGCAATCATGATTTTGTCCTTTAGGTTAAACTTCGTTTAGGTTATTTGTAAACTGGAAGACCGCGCGAATAGTAGCTATCAACATCCTCCCCCTCTGGCACGTCACCAGGGCGAAGGATATACAACGCCGCGCCCCGTGGGTCGCCCTGTACATAGGTGGATAGGTTTGGATATTTAGCCATGATGGTATTAAGCCTCTTTAGTGCGCCACGTTCAAGATCAGCTATTGGACTACGGCGCATTGTGCGGCTGTTGACCCAAAATGGCTTCCCTGTTACTTCGTCGCGCTCAAGGCAGCTATACTCAAACCCACATTCTTTCTCGTGCCAGTTGTGCAAGGTCATTGAAATCCGGCGCAAAGCCATAGCATCATCGTGAGCAATCCCGGCACGGGTTAAACAGGAAAGCATGTAAACTGTGTCTTTGTTCATCTTTGTTACTCCCTAGAAATTAGTTAAGTGAATTACCTAACCATGGCTAGATTATAACGGCGTGTTATCTATTGTCAACACTTATAACCTACCGTTCGTCGGCTGGTGTTTTCCTGATTTCCCTTTAAAATCAATGGGAGTCGCTGTCACATTTGTAACAGGCCAAAATATATTGTAGACTTTAGGAATGAAACGAAAGGTACTCACCAGCGAAGACAAGGACGCTATCATCCAGCGCATAGCCCAGGGTGAACACATGGCCTATATAGCTAAAGACCTAGGCATGGACAAAGGTAACCTATCCCGTAGCCTACAGCGCCACAACAAGGCAGCTTATAGACAATCCATTGTCAGCAAGATGCAGAACTTAGAGCAGCAAGCCGCGCACAACCTTATAACTGTAAATTCTAATGAGGATAGAAAAAGGTTATTAAGAGTTATAAAGCATTATCGATGCGCACTGTCTAAGTATGAGCCTACTAAGTTCAGCTATGTTGCCATCCCTAGGCAGAATCGCCATGTCAAACCAGCATTCGATAAGGTCAAGATGTGACTCACTGTATACATATTAGTGTGTGCGCTGCACCATCATCTCTCAGTAGTCATCCACCTGCGTAACTGTCTGCCATCTGCACTCTGCTACACAGTCTAACTGCTACACAGTGATGTCAATGGTTAGCGTGTGAGTGAGTACTAACATGGGGGGGTGGGTCAGTAGGTCGATGGAGAATTTTTAGTTATCCCCCTTCCCCTGCAAAACATTGTTTCGCCTGACATTCTATTGCGAACGGTGGTTCAGTATAAGGTGAATAAAAGAGAACAATAAACCTCACCCCTGCAAAAAAGGGTAAAAGGTAGAGATGGGTTTATCTAGCATTGGAAGGTCACCGGATGTTCTCACCGTCTGTTCCTTACCATCGGCTGTTGTATGCGTTAGCTGCCGATTAAGCACGTTTATCGCAGGAAGCTCTACACCTCTTCTGCTAGGGCTGGGTTATGGCCCCCCATAGGCGGGTCTCTTGTGTCACGATTACCGCTTGGTTGTATGATAGCATAAGTAAGTGCTTACTTGTCAATGAGGTAATTTATGTCGTCTCTTGTTTCTGCCCAACAATCTGTTGACAAACAGTCTGCTGTCCCACAGCCTGCTGTTCCCCCACTGCTTGCTTTGATTGAGCGTGATGGTGAGATGGGGGTGATGGATGATTACTGTCGGCGAATTTCCGAGGGAGAGAATCCTGCGGACATTGTTAACAGTATGGGGGTGAATTGGTGGGCGATGCGTGGATGGATTGAAGCAGACCCAAAGAGAATGGAGATGGCTGCGCTGGCTAAACGATGCCTTGCCGACAAGATGGCATGGGATGCCATGAAAGAAGCTGATAATGCGGAAGTTGAGACAGTGGAAGTGTCCCGGTTGAAAATTGGGACTAAGCAGTGGATGGCCTCTCGGTTGAATCGGAAGGAATGGGGGAAAGATGGCGGCGATTCATCTGGCGGCGGGTCAGGGAAAATCACGATTGTCATTGGTGATGTTATGGCAAATTCGGTGATAGAGCATGACTGAACTTAAACTTGACCTGCTGAAATGGCAAAAATCAGTCTACTACGATAAAAGCCGATTTCAGGTGGTTGTTGCTGGGCGACGCTGCGGTAAGACACGGCTGGCTGTGACTAACCTCTTGGTCAACGGACTGAACAATCCAAACAAACATGCTTGGACAATGTACGTCGCCCCAACTTATGGGCAGGCAATGGACTTGGCGTGGGACTTGCTGATGGACTTGGGCAAGGACGTTATCACTAAATGGAATATTAATGATGGTGAGATATTCCTAGCTACAGGGACAAAGCTCTATATCCGGGGTGCAGATAATCCTGATAGGTTGCGTGGCCCTGGCCTCTATTATGTGGTGCTGGATGAGATGAAGGACATGAAGCCAGCTACATGGGAAAAGGTCATCAGACCCGCCTTGTCGGATTACAAGGGGCGCGCGCTGTTCATTGGAAGTCCTGAACCTGGGGATTCACTGTTCAGGGACTACTATGAGCGCGGGATGGATGATGCGTTTCCAGACTGGAAATCGTGGCATTTCACAACGTATGATAACGAGATGATTTCCCGCGATGAGCTGGAAGAAGCCAAACAGTCCATGAGTACGTTCGCTTTTGAGCAGGAATTCATGGCGTCTTTCGATACGATGGGGCAAAATGTCTTCAAAGAGGAATGGATTGAATACAGGGAAGAGCCAAAAAATGGGGACTACTACATTACCATCGACCTTGCCGGGTTCGAGGCAGTTGCAGACGCCACCAAGAAAAAGCATCTGGATAACTGCGCTATTTGCGTAACCAAAGTGACTGAGGATGGAAAGTGGTTTGTCAAGAAAATCGAGTATGGACGGTGGGATACCAGAGAGACAGCAGTAAGAATCCTGATGAACATCAGAAATTACAAACCCGTACAGATAGGAATTGAAAAAGGGTCGTTGATGCGCGCGGTAATGCCCTACCTTACCGACCTGATGAGGAAAAATAACATCTACGCCCATGTAGAACCTGTGTCTATCGGGGCAAACTCAAAGGTGAATCGAATTACTTATGCTTTACAGGGGATGTTCGAGCATGGCAGGATTATCCTCAACAAAAAAGAGAACTGGGATCAATTCAAGAAGGAGCTGTTCAACTTCCCCTCAAAGAAATCCCATGACGATTGCATAGATTCCCTTGCGCTCCTGTCCCTCTTGGCTACAACATCCTATGCCAAGCCACAGGATGATGAGGAATGGGAACCACTGGATGCTATTTCGGGGATTTGACATTCAGTGAATTTGCCTATACCCTTACGAAGTAAGTACTCACATACGGCGGAACTATGGACGAATCTCAAGAAGAAATCATTGTAGACCCAAATAAAGAGGATACTCCTAAATTCTACGAGCCTACTGAGAATGATAGGGAGCTTGTCCGTTTCGTTGTCGAGCATACAGACAGGTGGCGGGAACATCGGGATGAGAATTATCTGGAAAAGTGGAACCAGTATGAGCGGATTTTTCGTGGTGTGTGGGCAGAAGGGGATAAGCAGCGCCAGTCCGAACGGTCAAAAATCATCTCTCCGGCAACACAACAAGCAGTTGAAACCCGCCACGCCGAAGTCATGGAAGCCATCTTTGGCCAGGGGGAATTTTTCGACATCAAAGATGACCTGAATGACCAAAATGGGTCAGTAGATATAGAAAAAATCAAAAATCAGCTCTATGAGGACTTCGCACAGGACAAAATAAGAAAATCCATAGACCAGATTGAATTACTGGCAGAGATTTACGGGACAGGAATAGGCGAAATCATCGTCGGGCAGGAAAAACAGTACAAACCAATGACCGTGCCTATCGACCAACAACAATCCGCTTATGGTGTAGGGGAAAAAGACCGAGTAACGATCAAGTTAGACCCAATTAACCCAAAGAATTTCATTTTTGACCCCAATGGAACCTCTATCGATGACTGTATGGGTGTTGCGGTGGAGAAATACATCTCCCTGCACAAGATAGTCAAAGGAATCGCAGATGGGCGCTACCTGAACATAGACATTGGGACAATGTACGATGGTGATAAGCTAGAACCCACTCAGGAAGACAGGCAGTATCAGGATGACAAGATTACCATCCTGCGTTACTACGGGCTAGTCCCTAGGGAGTACCTGCTTGGCACGGATGACACCTCAATCGAGAGTGAAGACACCGAAGATTATCAGGACATGGTTGAGGCCATTGTCATTCTAGCCAATGGGAAACTGCTGAAAGCACAAGAAAACCCCTACATGATGCACGACCGGCCAATCATCTGCTACCAGGATGACACCGTTCCTAATAGGCTACTTGGCCGTGGGACAGTCGAAAAAGCATTCAATATGCAGATATCGGTTGATAGTTCAATCCGCTCCCACATGGATTCCCTTGCTTTGACTGTCGCTCCGATGGTTGGGCTGGACGCTACAAGACTGCCTAGAGGGGCTAAATTCGAGGTCAAGCCGGGTAAGGCGTTTATGACTAATGGCGTTCCAAGAGAAATCATTTATCCATTCAATTTCGGGACAAATGATGGCGCAGCGATGAATACGTCAAAAGAATTCGAGCGCATGCTGTTGATGGCGACCGGAACCATAGACTCCAATGGACAGGTTACGCAGATGTCCCGCGACGGCAACATGGACATGGCAACCGCCACCATGATAAAGAAATACAAGCGGACTCTGGTGAATTTTCAGGAAGATTTCCTGATTCCCTTCATCTACAAGGCCGCTTGGCGGTTTATGCAGTTTGACCCTGAAAGGTATCCGGCCGTCGACGTGAAATTCGTACCGACAGCCACTTTGGGGATTATCGCAAGGGAGTATGAGCAGAAACAGATTGCTTTCCTGATACAGACCTTGGGCGCAGACAGTCCGATGGCTCCGATACTCATGCAGGGGATTATCAAGAACTCATCGCTTTCCAACCGGGAAGAAATGCTGCAATCAATACAGAAATTGTCTCAACCAGACCCGAATCAACAAGCACAACAAGCACAACAGGCGCAACAACAGACACAACTTGTTCAAGCGCAAATCAATGAGGTCAATGCCAAAGCTCAGGATTCAATGGCTTCTGCCCACAAAACACAGCAAGACGCGCAGCTTGCGCCGACACTTGCCAAGGCAAAACTGATTGCTGCGCTTTCAACAAACTTGAGCAATGGGCAAGAGGAAAAGGACTTTGAGCGCAGGACAAAAATCGCTGAACTGATGCTTAAAGAAAAAGAAGTTAATGTCAAGGAAGCAGATTCGCAATCCAATAAGCAGATTGTTGCCATGCAGATGCAGGATAAAGCGGCAAAAGAGAACAAAGACCAGGCGTATTTGGACAAAATAGGGTCATTAGCTAATTGATATGCTGCAAAAAATCATTGATATTCTTAGGCCAGAGGTTAGCATTGAGGCTAAAGTTACTGGCGTGTCAATTTATATTGGAAAGATGCTGGAAAGATGGGAAAAGCGCCTCGATCTTCTTGAAACGAAAACTCTTATTCCAGCAAAGCCAGGCGAAACAGGAGCCAAAGGCGCAAAGGGGGATAAAGGGGATAAAGGAGACAAGGGTGATAAAGGTGATAGAGGCCTTGATGGAAAAATTGGGCCTGAAGGGAAAGCAGGGAAGCAGGGCATCGCAGGGAAAGATGGCGAATCGGTTGTTGATGCAAGAATTGCAGCAGATGACCACTTGGTTTTTAAGTTGTCCAATGGGGGTGAAATAGATGCAGGAGAGCTTCCCTCCAATGGCGGCGGAACACAGATTTACCAAACGCATTCAGTGAATCAGATTACCGTTTCAGCAACCCCACCACCAAACCCTTCAATTAACGATTTGTGGTTTGACATTAGTTAATCAATTACTTTTAAGGAGAAACAATCATGGCAGCAGGCGCATTTGTTTTTAGCGACAAAGCAAAGCTGAATTTCAGTTCAGCAACCAACCTTCTCAACCCGGCCAACACATTCAAGTTAGCCCTTGTCACCTCGGCATGGACACCAGCACCGTCTACTGATGAAGTATGGGCAGATATATCAGCCAATGAAATCGCCAACGGCAATGGCTATACGTCTGGCGGGGGAACGCTGACGTCAGTTGCCCTGACCCAGACGTCAGGTACCGTCAAATTCACTTCCGCCGCCTTTGTGTGGACAGCCAGTGGTACAGGGATTCCCGCATGGCGGCGAGGCGTTGTCTATGCCTCTGGAACGCTTAACGGAAAGGTCAACCCAGTCGTGGGTTATTTCCTCGGTGATTCAACCCCGGCCGATATCCCATTGACCACATCAGGAAATACCCTGACGGTTACGCCTAATGCATCCGGCATCTTGAGTGCAACTTGATCATGACGCTGCGTGAAGAAATCCTCTCTAGACCTGACTGCGCCGATGCACTGGCGCGCAGGGACTGTGGTGAGCTGGCGGCACTGCTCTCGGTAGGCCGCACCAAGGTAGTTGATCTCAACATCGGCTACGGCACGGTGCTGGAAGTTTTGGGGGCAGAAGCTGGATCGGCGTTTCTTGATGGATTGACCGCACTTGCCGCGACAAGCAGCCCGGTTAAGTGGGCGCTCAAGCTCCTTGACCGTGGCGAGTTGAACATCGGGGCGGCGGCAACACGTGGGCAACTGGATGCGCTGGCCGCCGGTGGTGTTATGCCGCAGGCTGTAGCAGATGCGCTCAAGGGCTTAGCGGTTTCGCCGGATGAGATTACCGCGTCGCAAGTTCAGCAAGCCTTGGAGGGAATGTAATATGGCTACCGTGAAACAGATTGTGGGATCCCGGACAAGCCTGACAGTTACTGGATTGTCTACTCTGGCCTCTGGTACTTATGTAAGTTCTTCGGCCTATACAGCAAATACAAATCAGCCGCTGGATGTGATTGTCGAAGTCGATGTCGCTACGACGAACACGCCTGCCGGAAACAAGCAGGTTGTCGTATTTGTCAAAGAATCACTTGATGGCACGAACTTCCGCTCTGGGCCGGGTAGCGGAACCACAACCACGGATGAGCCGAATCTTCGCTTCCTTGGTACTGTACCGATGAACTCTGTCACTACCACGCAGATTGGCACATTCTCGGTAGCGCAGGCATTGGGCTACTGCCCATACGCTTTCAAGGTTATTTTGAAAAATGACCTAGGCGTCAGCCTTACAGCGGGCACCGTATATACCGCCGAAATTTCAAGTACTGTAGCCTAGCAAAATGGATAAGAAATTATCCAGGAAAGAGTACAACGCCGCCTGGTATGAAAAGAATAAAGAAACGGCAAAAGCGAAAGCTATCGCCCACTATGCCGCGAACTCTGAGAAGGCAAAAGCAACTGTTGCCGCTTATCGTGCAGCGAATGTCGATAGATTGAAGGCGGCCAGAGTTGCGCGTAGAAAAATTAACGGCGATAAACTAAGGACATCAAACGCCGCATGGAGGGCTGCGAATCCAGAAAAGGTAAAGGCCATAGCCGCAGCCAGGTACGCTGCCAACCCAGAGAAGCATATAGCTCGGCTTAATGCGTGGACAAAAAACAATCCGGAAAGAAAGCGAGCTACGAACGCAAATTGGCGGGCATCAAATCTGGATAAACTTGCAGCGTACGCATCGCAACGACGTGCACGAAAATTACAATCTACTCCAGAATGGGCGAATACTTTTTTTATCCAGGAGGCTTATTCGCTTGCGAAACTTCGTGAGAAAGTTTGTGGCGGAACCTGGCATGTAGATCACATCGTCCCACTTAGATCAAAGTATGTTTGTGGCCTTCATGTTGAAGATAATTTGAGGGTTATTCCAAGCGTCTTGAATCAATCAAAAAACAATCGGTATTGGCCGGATATGCCATGAGCGGGTTGATTCTTCCAAACCGGTTTACTTCGCAGCCACCTGCTAGCACATTAGTTGACAAAGCCAAGGCAAAAGAACTTGGGGTTGTTTACCTTGCTGTTGCCAATGAATCAGGGATGCTGCGTGATGTCATTGGCGGGAAAGACATCGTTAATCCCGGCGGAAGTTCTACAGGCCATACCGGTAGAGTCTGGACATTCAGCGGGGCGCAGCAATCTAATAAAGCCATCACCCTGACTGCGGAAGCTAATCTTTTTGTTTGCGCACGGATCAAGGCAACGGCTGCTCAAGCGGGGGTTCCGGGAGCGGCATTCGGTGTGTACAACTCAGGGGCGCAAAGTGGCTTTGGTGTTGGATTTAGTAGTAGCAATCAGGTTGGCTTGGCTTGGTTGACTAATGCTGGCGCTGGGATAGACGCTTATAGCACCGGGGCGCTCAATGCGTGGTATGACGTATATACCAATTTGGAGACTGCTTCCGTTGGAAAGCGGGCGTGGATAAATGGGAGGCCAGCAACAACAACTCAGGGCTCTTCTGTAACCAATTGGATTGCAGGGCAAAATGAAATAGCAGTAGGAGCGCAGCACAGATCAAGTGGTTTCTTGAGAAACTTTACCGGCCATATCGAATGGGCTGCGGTTCTGATTTTAGATAACGCGAAAATAAACGACGCCTTATCCGCAAGACTTTATGCTGACAGGTTTCCATATAACCTATTCAAATCCCAGTCGCGCAGGATATTTGTTGCATCGGCGGGGGGTGGAACAGATACCCCCGTCAATCCCGCAGTCGGCTCGATAGCAATCACCGGCTACGCGCCGACCCTTGCCCAAACTGCGAACCAGTCGATAGCTCCCAATGTTGGGAACATTGTCATTACTGGCTACGCTCCGTCAATCAGCCAACCACTCGCGGTTAATCCGGCAGTTGGCTCAATTTCGATTACGGGGTATGCACCCACAGTCACACAGAACGTAGACTTCCCAGTTAATCCAGGCGTCGGAACAATAGCCATTACAGGCTACGCACCGACGGTATCGCAAACAGCGAATCAGTCCATATTGCCTGCGGTCGGGAATGTCGCCATTACGGGGTACGCCCCGGCGGTAAGCCAACCGATTGCAGTTAATCCAACCGTCGGGACGTTGGCAATCACGGGGTATGCGCCAACCATCGCGCAGAGTG